CTTCCGCAAAGAAGGGTGCCGCAAGATTACGAGAAATAAAGCACTTAAAGCAGACATTTTCGTAAATTAAAGACAAAATAAGAATACAAAAACCGTTAGGTCATATGTGATACGCCCGAAAGGGTAATTTGGAAAACGACCCCTAGAAAAGGATGTAAGCATGTCAGAAACTGCAGAAAATATGGCTACTGCTTTTGAAGCAGAAGCTAACGTAGCTCCAGTCGTAAATGTGTCGGGCGTTGACGCGCCTACTGTTACTACAACGGAGTCTAAGTCATCTAAGTTTTATACTGAAGATGATTTAGCAAAAGTACGTTCACAAGAAAAAGAAAAGCTTTATCCACAGATTGAAAATCTAAAGGAAGAGCTTCTTTCTATTAAGAAAGAAAAAGAAGAAGAAGCAGCTCGTAGAGGTGCAGAAGCAGATGCTGAAGCCCTTCGTCTTAAAGAAGCAAAAGAGTCTGAGCTAGATGCTAAGTCTTATGCTGAATTAAAGACAAGAGAGTTGCAGGAGCAGTTGGAGCGTGAGCGTAACGAACGCGAACGAGCCTTCGCTCTTCTGGAGCGCGAGAAGACATTTGCAGATCTTCAAGCTTACCGACAAGAACTACTTGAGCAAGAACGAGAAAACATCATTCCTGAACTAGTTGACTTAATCGCAGGCAATAGCCGCGAAGAAGTTCAACAAAGTGTGGAAGGATTAAAAGCACGTTCTGCGAAAATTCTTGATTCTGCGCAATCTGCATTGCAGAACGCCAGAAAAGAAATGAAGGGAACGAGTATCACTACTCCTCCCGCTGGACCATTGGAAACTAATATGGAGCACCGTACCTTAACGGCTGACGAAATTCAGTCAATGTCCATGAACGATTACGCCAAATATAGAAGTCGACTATTGAGCCCAAATGCTCAAGGTAAGACTCGCGGACTGTTCGGTTAAACCCAACACAAACAATCCAACTAAGGAGTTAAATAAAAATGGCATCAAGTATCACAGGTACAGGCAATTTAGCCGCAGCACCTACAGCATACTCAGGTACCAACACCCAATTAACTCAAGCGATTCAGACAATCTGGTCCAAGGAAATCTTGTTCCAGGCTATGCCTATCCTTCGTTTTGAGCAATTTGCAGTCAAGAAAACTGAACTTGGTGTTGCACCTGGTCTACAGATCAACTTCATGCGTTATAACAACCTCGGATTTGCATCTTCACTTGTTGAAGGCGTCCGTATGCAGACTAACGCACTAACAGCACAACAATTCTCAATCACTGTATCAGAGCATGGATATGCTCTTGCAGTATCAGAGTTATTGTTAAATGCTTCATTCGATGACGTAATGGCTTCTGCCTCACGTCTTCTAGGTCGTAACATGGCTATCTATCTAGATCAGCTATCCCGCGACACTCTCTATGCAGCTACTTCAACCATTTATGGTGAAGATCGCTCAGATCTAACAGCAGTTAATAACTGGTACGCAAATGGTACAAAGGGAACAACCCGTGCTTCAATGACTGGTAACTTCTTCCTTACACCACATACCGTTAAGGACGCTGTTGAGAGCCTTGCAACAAAGAACATTCCTCGCTTAGGTGAGACTTATGTTTGCTTTGTTCACCCTCACCAATCTCGTAAACTACGCGATAACGCAGAGTTTATCGAAGTAACAAAGTACGCAGCTCCAGGAAACTTCATGTTAGGTGAAATTGGTCGTCTATACGACACAGTATTCATTGAAACAACACAGGTTCTTAAGGTTGCTGGCGGAGCTGGTTCTTCTTACTCAGCAGATTCAGCTGTTGCTAACCCAACAGTAACTGCTGGTGGCGGATACACAACTCCAGCTACTTACACAGGTAATGGTGCTTCTGATCGTTATAGCGCAATCTTCATTGGAGATAACGCATTCGGTCACGCAATTTCACTTCCTGTTGAACTTCGCGATGGCGGTATTCTTGACTTCGGTCGTGAGCACGCTCTTGCTTGGTACTCAATTTTCGGACTTGGTCTAATCACTGACCAATCTGTAATCATTGCAGAAACCAACTAATTACAACTAAATAGCATAAAGAGGGGGCTTACGGGCCCCCTCCATTTAATCGAGCTAATAAATTGGAGGATATACCGTGGCTAATAAAGTTAAGCCTACCGACGTAACTGGTCGTGCTCGTGAAGCACAACTTGAAGCTAATGCAGATGTAATGGCTGAAAGAGCAACTGAAATGTCAATGGCATCAGCAGGAGCTAAAATAAAGCTAGAAACAGAAGTAATTGATGCAACAGCACCAGATAGACAAACTGTAATTGTTGATGATCCAATTAAACTTGGAAATCAAGAAGACACAGTTGTTATCCGCGTAGTTGAAACAATTGAAAACATGACTCTTGGAGTTGGTAATAACTACAGCTTTAAAGCAGGTCAAAAGTATCAAGTTACTAAAGCAGTTGCAGATCACCTTAAAGAAAAAGGTTATTTAGCAGGCGTTATTTAAGCCAGTAAACGACGGG